TCCTGATGAAGAGAATAAGTCTGTTAATTCAGTTGATCAAGCCTCAGGTAAGACCAAGCGTCAACCAGCTCGAAAGGGTGACAAGTTGAATGCGAAGGACGAGCCTGCCCAACAGGGTAATGTCAAATTTAAAGAAGATCTCGACGCACTAGTCGATTCAGAAGCTACGCTTTCTGAGAGCTTCCGTGAGAAAGCAGGAGTCATTTTTGAAGCCGCTTTTGCTGCGAAAGTTGCTGAAGAAGTTGAGCGTCTGGAAGAGCAGTACGAAGAGAAGCTGTCAGAAGAAACTACTGCGATCAAAGAAGATCTCGTAGAAAAAGTTGACGGTTACCTTAACTACGTTGTTGAACAATGGATGCAAGACAATCAGATTGCTATCGAAGCTGGTCTCCGTACGGAAATCGCTGAAGGCTTTATGACAGCACTGAAAGATGTATTCGTTGAGCACTACATTGAAGTTCCTGAGTCTCAGGTTAATATTGTAGACGAACTTGCTGAGCAAGTAGATGGTCTACAAGAGCAACTTGGCAAAGTTACTGAAGACAACATCGCTCTCACTGAGAGTGTACAAACTTTGAAGCGTGAAGCTGTAATTGCTGAAGCGTCAGAAGGTCTAACTGTAGCACAAGCTGAGAAGTTAGCTAAATTGTCAGAGAATGTAGATTTTGATTCAGAAGAGTCTTTCGCTAAGAAAGTCGCTACTATCAAAGAATCATACTTCCCTGGTGAAGAAGTTGTTATCGCTGAAGAAATAGAAGAAGAAGATAGCTCAACTCCGGTTGCTACCTCTCCTTTGATGGCTCAGTATCTTGACGCAATCGCAAAGTCACAAAAGTAAAATAGGAGAACTAATAAATGTTTGGTTCAGAAACAATTAAAGAGAAGTGGAGCCCGATCCTCGAGCACTCTGATCTTCCTGAAATTCAGGACAAGTACAAGAAAGCTGTAACTGCAGTTGTTCTTGAAAACCAAGAAAAAGCACTTGCTGAAGAGCGTGGAAACGCTTCATATCAGTTGAATGAAACTGCTGCTAACGCTACTGGCGCTGGTATCGGTACTTGGGATCCAATCTTGATCTCACTCGTTCGTCGTGCTATGCCTAACTTGATCGCATATGATATTGCTGGTGTTCAGCCAATGACTGGTCCTACTGGTCTTATCTTCGCAATGCGTTCTAAGTACACTTCACAAGGTGGAACAGAGGCTCTGTTTAACGAAGCTGATACTTCGTTCTCAGGTGCAGCTGCTGGTACACAAGGTGGTGGTTCATCTTCACTCGTTGGTGATGTTGTTGGTACAGAAGTATCAGCTGACGCAAACACTGACAACGTTGAAGATAACTTCAGCTTTGGTGAAGCAATGTCTACAGCGGACGCTGAAGCTTTGGGTAACACTGGTAACCCATTTGCGCAGATGGCATTCTCAATCGAGAAAGCAACTGTGACAGCTAAGTCACGTGCTTTGAAAGCTGAATACACAATGGAATTGGCGCAAGACTTGAAAGCTATCCATGGCTTGGATGCTGAGTCTGAACTCGCTAATATCCTTTCAGCTGAAATCTTGGCAGAAATCAACCGTGAAGTTATCCGTACTATCAACGCTAAAGCTAAGCTTGGCGCACAGACAGATAACGTAGCTGTTAAGGGATCGTTCGACGTATCAACAGATGCTGATGGTCGTTGGTCAGTAGAGAAGTTCAAGGGTCTGATCGTTCAGATCGAGCGTGAAGCTAACCAAATCGCAAAAGACACACGTCGCGGTAAGGGTAACTTCATCGTATGTTCTTCAGACGTTGCTTCAGTACTTGCTGCTTCTGGCATGCTTGACTACACTCCAGCACTGTCTGTTAGCTTGAACGTCGATGATACTGGTAATACTTTTGCTGGTGTTCTTAACGGTCGCACTAAGGTCTACATCGACCCATATGCAACTGTAGATTACATCACAGTTGGCTACCGTGGTACTAACCCATATGACGCTGGTATGTTCTATTGCCCATACGTCCCATTAACTATGGTACGTGCAGTTGGTGAGAACGACTTCCAGCCACGTATCGGGTTTAAGACTCGTTACGGCATGGTTACAAACCCATTCGTTGGATCTGCTGCGCAGGACGACACTGGTGCAAACCGTGAAAACCAATACTTCCG